CGCAGGATCTTCTGCGCCTGCTGTTCCGTCAGCAGATCACCGAACCGCTCGCCAAGGGCATCGGCTCCTTCTTCAAAACCCTTCCGTTCTTCGCCAACGGCGGACCGATTACTGGCAACCAGCCCGCCATCGTCGGCGAACGCGGGCCTGAGTTGTTCGTGCCTTCGACCTCGGGTCGCATCATCTCCAACTCCGCGATGCGCTCCGGCGGCGGCGCTCCCGCGATGGGCGGCGTGACGGTCAACTACAACATCGCCGCGGGCGTCACGCGGGGCGAGCTCGTGCCGATCCTCGAGGCCGAGCGGAAGCGCCTCAAGGCCGAGATCCCCGATATGGTGCGCCGCGGTGGCGCCTATCGCGCAGCCTTCGCCTAAGTTATGGCTCTCACCTACCCGCTCACGCCGCCCTCGCCGTTTCGCATCTCGCGGCTTTCCCTGACCGGCGCCAGCGCGACCTCGCGCAACATCTCGCCGTTCACGTTCCAAATCCAGCAGTACAATTGGCCGGGTCAGGCGTGGCTCGGTCAAGTCGAGTGTCCGCCGATGGTGCGCGCGGACGCCGAGGCGGTGATCGCGTTCCTGCTGGCGGCGCAGCGTGGCACGTTTTACTTTCAAGACTACGCCAACCCGACGAACCGCGGCGGCGTGACCGGCACGCTGACCGTCTCGAGCGCGACGGCCAACACCTCGACGCTCACCTTCAGCGGGGCCACCGGCTCCTTCGCGCTGGGCGACTGGCTCCAGATCTCGACCTCGCTTTACAAGGTCGTACAAGTTAACTCCTCGAGCAGCGTCGATCTGTTCCCGGTCCTGCGCTCAAGCTACGCGGGCGGCACCGCGATCACCTACTCAAACGCGAAAGGCGTCTTCCGGCTGGCCGAGCCGAAAACCGACTGGTCGATTGACCTCGCGTCCATCTACGGCGTGAGCTTCAGCATCGTGGAGGACGTTGCCTGATGAGCATCACGACCGCAGGCCGCACGCTCTCCGCGGATATGGTCACCGAGGTGACCGCGACGCAACTCGCGCCGATCCTTCTCGCCAACCTCCAGTTCTCGACGCCGGTCTACCTTTGGTCCGGTTACGGATCGCTGGGCTTCGGCGGCGTGACGTACCTCGGCATCGGCACGCTCGGCACGATTTCACCCGTCGAGGAGACGACCGACCTAGCGGCGCGCGGAATCTCGATGCGTCTCTCGGGCGTGCCCACCGCGAACGTCGCGCTGGCGTTGACCGAGAACTATCAAGGCCGCGCCTGCACGATCCTCTTCGGCGCGCTCTCGCCCACGGCCGGGACGCTGATCTCGTCCCCGGTAACCGTGTTTCAAGGAAAGATGGACGTGATGCAGATTAGCGACGACGGCCAGAGCGCGGATATCACGATGACCGCGGAGTCACGGCTGATGGACTTTAAGCGCCCGCGCGAGATCCGGTACACCGACGAGGAGCAGCAGAACCTTTTTGCGGGTGATGTCGGACTTGAGTTCGTGAACGACATCCAAGAAAAGCCGATTTACTGGGGCAACCCGAACCAGACGCAGGCGACGAACTGGGACGGCGGCGACAAGACCGGCACCGAGGGAACGGGCTACGAATGACGACGACCGACAAGGCCGCGCTGCTCGCCCGCTTTATCGAGGAGCGGCGGCGGATGCCGTTCGCGTGGGGCTCGAACGACTGCTGCCTGTTCGCCGCGGACTGGGTTCTGGCTGCGACCGGGCGCGACATCGCGGCGGACTACCGCGGGCGTTACTCGAGCGCGCTACCTGCGCTGCGGTTCGTCGAGGCAGGCGGCGGCGTCGAGGCGATGGTCGAGCGGGCCGGAGGCGAACGGATCGACGCAAAGCTGGCGCGGCGTGGAGACGTCATCGCACGCGATGTCGGCAATGGCACGGGCCTCGGCGTCTGCATCGGCGCGCTTGCCGCGTTCGTGGCCGAGGACGGTCTGCGCTTCGTGGACTTCACGCACGGTTCCTGCTGGCGCTTTTAATTTATGCCGCAACTTGCAGCCGCAGCCATTTACAAGACGGCGCTTTTCGTCGCGCAGACGTTCGGAACGAGCCTCATCTCGACCTATGCGGTCGTGAAGTTCGTGGCGATCACGGCCGCATCTATGGCTGCGAGCAAGCTGCTCCAGCGCAAGATGCCGGGCTTCGGCGACGCGTCGCTGGCTGACCGCACGCAGATGGTACGCTCGCCGATCTCCGCGCGGCAGATCATCTACGGCGAGACGCGCGTTTCGGGGACGATGGTTTACATCTCCACGACCGGCACGAAGAACGAGTACCTGCATCTCGTGATCGCGCTGGCCGGACACGAGGTCGAGGAGATCGGAGACGTTTACTTCAACGACGAGCTCGCGCTTACCGGCGCAGGCTCCGCGGCCAGCGGGCGCTTTGCTGGCTATGCCGAGATTTACAAGAAGTTGGGCAGCGACACGCAGACCGTCGAGACCAACCTCCAGACGGCGACCTCCGGCCTGACCAACGGCCAATGGACGAGCAACCACCGCCTGCGCGGCATCGCTTACCTGTACGTCCAGCTAACGTGGAACGAGGAGATCTGGGTCGGCGGCATCCCGAACGTCTCCGCGATGGTGAAGGGTAAGAAGGTGTACGATCCGCGCACCGCGACGACCGTTTACTCGGCCAACGCCGCGCTTTGCCTGCGCGACTACCTGACCGACACGCGCCTCGGGATGGCGATGGACGGAACCGAGATGGACGACACGGCCTTCACCGCCGCGGCCAACATCTGCGACGAGCAGGTGCAGATCCTCCCGTCGTCGCCGACGACCTACGAGAACCGGTACGAGGCGAACGGCGTGCTGTTTACGAGCGCCTCGCCGGACGAGAACATCGGCAAGCTGCTATCCGCGATGGGCGGGCTGATCGCCTACAGCGGCGGCAAGATCGTTCCCCACGCTGGCGGCTACCGCATCCCGACCGTGACGTTGAGCGAAGGCGACTTCGCGGGCGCGGTGCAGATTCAGACGAAGACCAGCGCGCGCGACCGAGTGAACGCGGTCAAGGGTGTCTTCGTCTCGGCCAAGTCCGAGTGGCAGCCGACCGACTTCCCTCCGCTCGTCTCTTCGACCTACTACACCGAGGACGGAAACATCCGCTATTACCGCGACGTGGTGCTTCCGTTCACGACCTCGAGCTCCTGCGCCCAGCGCCTCGCGCGCATCGAACTGCGCCGCGCTCGGCAGGAGTTGACGATGACCGCGCGGTTCAAGCTCGACGCGATGCAGCTGCGGGCGGGCGATACCGTGATGATCACCAACGCCAAGTTTGGCTGGTCGTCGAAGGTCTTCGAGGTGATGGACTGGCACTTTGCCAGCGATGGCGAGCCGCCGCAGCTGGTCGTCGAGATGACGCTGCGCGAGACGGCGAGCGCGGTTTACGACTGGGACGTGAGCGACGAGATCGAGATGGCGACGGCGCCGACGACGACGTTGCCGAATCCGTTCGCGCTCGACGCACCGACCAACCTTTCGCTCGTGGCCGATGGCACGACCCAGCTGGTGCAGGCTGACGGAACCGCGCTCCCGCGGATCAAGGTCTCGTGGTCGGCTCCGGCCGAGGAGTTTATCCAGAGCGGCGGGACGGTCGGCATCGACTACAAGGAGAGCACGAGCACGACGTACCTGACGTGGACGACCGTGCCGGGCGACCGGACGCTCGAGTACATTTCGTCGGACGTGAAGATCGGGCTGGGTTACAACGTCCGTATCTACGGGCTGTCTTACTTTCAAGTCGCGACCAGCTACGTGACCGCGAGCGTGACCGTGCAGAAGGACACGACCGCGCCAAACGCCCCGACCTCGCTCACCGCAAACGTCGGCACGGGCCGCGCCGTCTCGCTTGACTGGGCGGACAATACTGAGGCGGATCTCTCCGAGTACGGCGTGTACCGCAACACGACCAGCGTGACTCCGGCCAACGCGAACACCGACAAGATCGCCGAGGTCCGCGCGTCTCGCTTTGTCGACACCGAGGTCGCGACCGGCACGACGTATTATTACTGGGTCACCGCTTACGACTTCCTCGAGAACGTGAGCGGGTTCTCGAACCGCGCGCAGGCAATCGCGACCGGCGTCACCGCGGGCGCGGTTGACCTGACGCCTCCGAGCACGCCGAGCGCGCCGACGTTCTCGAGCGAGACCACGTACCTCGCCAGCGATGGCACGGCGCTCGCCCGAATCACGGTGACGGCGCCCGCAATGCCTACGGGCGGCGCGCTGCTGACGATCCTATTCCGCCGGTCTGGCGCGAGCGAGTGGCAAGTCGGCAACCAAATCGGCAGCGGCTCAATCGCAGTCTCCATCGACGACCTCACGCCGGGGCAAGCTTACGAGTTTGCGGCGCGCGCCATCTCAAATTTCGACGTGCCGTCGTCCGTCTCGGCGACGCTTTCGCGGACGGCGCCAAACTACTCGGGCACGGTCACGGCGCCGAGCGGCGCGACGCTTTCGACCGAGGGCGTGAAGCCCAAGTACATTCCCAGCACAACCGTCTTCTACTTCGGCACTCGCGTCAGCTGGACGGCAAACTCGGACAGCGACTTTGCGTACTACGAGATCAAGGCCACCGCAACCAACAGCGACGGCGCGGTCGATTACACTTGGGGATCTGATAGCTCGGCGGGCATCACGCGCAGTCGAGAAAACTTCGTGTTCCTGTACAACGCGACGCTGCAAGCTGGATGGGTCCGCGTGCGCGCGGTCAACCGGACAGGCACGGCCTCGGCGTGGACGAGCGTCGGCAACGCAAACGGCACCGCAGTCGTCGGCACGGGCACGGTCTCAAAGTACAACGATAACGACGTAACCACAACCGGGATAAAGACCGGCAGCGGATCGAGCACGCGGCAGGTCAATGTCCGGTACGAGGTCTCCGAGGTGAAGTCTCTTACCGGCGGCGCCGCGACCGAGACGATCAGCATCGACACGACGAACCGCGGGTTTAGCGCGAAGCCCGACGCAGGCTGGATTCAATGCGCGAGCGACTCGAACATCATCGGCGTTTACGATTTCGACAACGCGAGCAACTCGTCGACCACCTCTTACTTCGACCTCGTGAGCGTTGACGGCACCAATCTCCCCGCCGGAAATCAGCGGTTCAGCATCGCGCTTGTCGACTACTCCTGACCTATGGCTCTACAGAAATCCTTCACCCTCCCGAGCGGCGTCTCGGGCAATTACGTCCGCCTGACCGCGCACCGCTGGGATCGGCAGGCACGCGAGGCCGTTGCTTGGTTTTCCCTCTACGTGGACGCGACCGCGGCGACGACGGGCAAGGCTCCGCTGACGCCGTGGATTGCGAAGCTCTGGCTGACCGGCGCGAAGTTCGACGAGTACCTCAGCAACCCCGAGCTCGAGTCGCCGGGCGTGCTCGCGCAACTCTACGCCGCGAGCAAGGCGGAGCCGATTAGCTGCGACTTCGGCAGCGACGCCTTCGCCGACGCGACGGACGTTTAGCTCAAAAAAGATTCCGCCTAAGTCGTTGCCCGCGCGCGCCTTGCGGCGTGGCCGTGGAGAAAGTGCGGTTTGAGCTTCGTTTCGCCCCGCGATTTGCTACCTTCGGGGCGTGATCAACAAACGCTCCATCAACGCCGCGCTCAAACGCGCTGGCCTGCCGGTCGAGATTCAGAACAACCGCGACGGCTACTCGTACTTCACCTCCACGCTGACCGGCGGTCAGGTCGGCGAGTCGGTGCTGGTTTGCTATCTGAACCAGCAATCAATCGAGGGCTGGGTTTCCGACGCGCGCTTCGCGCTGAAGCAGGAGGGTGCATCGTGATCCGCGCCGCTCTCCTCCTCGCCCTTGCCTCGGCCGCGCACGCCGCGCCGCCGGAGGCGTTCTGGTCGGCCCTGCATCAGGTCGAGACCTCGGGCCGCGTCGGCCCGATCATCGGCGACGGCGGTCGCAGCCTTGGCCCGCTGCAATGCTCGCGCGCTGCGTTCGTGGACAGCCGCGTGCCGGGGCGCTACGAGCAGGTGGCCGACCTCGCGTTTGCGCGTCGCGTTGCTGAGGCGTATCTCAAGCGGTACGCGCCGCAGGCGTGGGCCGAGGGCAACGTCGAGGTGCTCGCGCGGACGTGGAACGGCGGCCCGGCGGGCGCGCGCAAGGCCGCGACGCTGCCTTATGCGGCGAAGGTGCGGGCGGCGATGGGAGGTGCGCGGTGACTACCGACCTTCGCTCTGACCTCGACACCGCGCTGCGCGAGGGCCAGACGCCCAAGGAGTTTGCGGCCAAGGCGGGCATCTCCGTCTCGTGGACTTACCGGCTCTCGTGGGAGCTCGGCTGGCGCGCGATGCACCTGTCCGAGGGCGAGCGGCGGCTGATCAAGCAGCTTAGAGCTCAACGCCATTCCTAATGTGGATACTCCCGCAATCACTCACCTGTCGCTTTGCTCCGGGTTCGGAGGCATTGACCTCGGACTGCGGCGATGCATCCCGAGCCTGCGAACAATCGCTTATGCGGAGATCGAGGCCTTCGCGTGCGAGCTCCTTCTCGCGCGAATGGAGGGCGGGCAACTTGACCCGGCTCCGATCTGGACTGATCTCAAATCATTCCCTTGGGCAAAGTTTTGCGGATTGGTGGACATCCTCTCTGGCGGCTACCCGTGCCAGCCATTCTCCACCGCTGGCAAGCGACTCGGAGGCGAAGATCCGCGACACCTCTGGCCGTTTATCTCAAGCGGCATTCGACTTCTTCAACCTAGAATCTGCCTCTTTGAAAACGTCGACGGGCACATTACCCAAGGCCTGCATCACGTCTTGTCTGACTTGGGAGGACTGGGTTACAGAACAACGTGGGGAGTTTTCTCAGCGGCTGAGTGCGGCGCGCCTCATCAGCGGAAGCGAGTCTTTATCTTGGCCCACCGCGACGACTACCGAGGCGAAATCGGACACGCTGCAAGATCGTGCGGCGCGAGGCAAACAAGTGATGCTCTGTCACGCGGTGCGGCAATGGCCGACGCCAACGGCGAACGAGGACAAAGATCAGAACGCCAGCTGGGAGACGCTTGCCAAGCTGGACAAGGGCGGGCGCATCCTGCGAAGGATCGCTACGCTTGCGACTGGCCCAGCCGACCCGGAGAGCCGCAATTTGGATGGGAGCCGCCAAGGGTCGTGGGCGACGCCCGAGGCCAAGAATCAAGTGGGCTATCAAGTGGGCGCGGACGGGAGGAAATGGCCGCGACTAGGCAGTCAGGTCAGCGGCAAGCTCAACCCTCGGTGGGTCGAGACGCTGATGGGCCTGCCAGTCGGATGGACTATGCCAAGTTGCGAGTCGCCTGCGACAATCGCACCGACGAGCTGCGGCTTCTCGGCAATGGAGTCGTGCCAGCAACAGCCGAGCTCGCCTTCCGCACCTTGAGCGCGCGCCTGCAATGACCACCAAACGCAAACCATACCGCCCGCAAGGCGTGATGCGAAACACGACGGGCGGCGGTCACTCCGCGGCGCGGTACACGGGCACGCACGGCGTCGCCGAACGGAGCGGACAATATGTCCACATCCGCGGCGAGGGCTGGGTCCGCTGGTGCGACCTCGCGCGTCAAGTCGCCGAGGGTCATCGCGACTTCCTCCAGCGCCGCGCCATTGCCGGCCATTACGTGCCGACGTTCGACTCGCGCCAGACGGCCGAGGTCGCCGAGCGCAAAGCCAAGTCCAAAGCTTCCACCCGATGAACGAACAAATACTGACAGAGTTAATCGCCATCCGTCAGCTGCTCGAGCGCGCCATCGCCGCGCCTCCGGCCGCTCGCACCGCTGCGCCTGCGCCCGCCGGGCAAGTCGCAATCCCGCAGCCGTCGCAACTAGTTGCCGATCCCGGCGCGGTCTGCGTCCACTTCGGGAAAAACGACGGCCAGCCGTTAAGCTCGCTCGGCGACAAGAGCGTCGAGTGGTACGCGACGCCCAAAGAGCCGCGCGTCGGCAACAACGGCAAGCCGTTCCCTCCGCGACCGGCCGACGAGCAACTCGCGAACGCGGCCCGGCAGCTTTACCACGCGAAGCGCGGCACGCTGGTCGGCAAGGCGCCCGCAATCGAGATGACCTTCGTGCCGGGCACGGCCAAGCCGGACATCGACGAGAACGTGCCGTTCTAAAGACTTTGCCCGGCGCCGAGAAATCCCAGCGCCGGGCGTGTGAACAACAACAACCCAAAGCAAAACAACGACCGAACAATGAATAACGACGAAGTCAAAATCGACACCACCACGGCCTCAAGCGCCGTCACCAAAACAGCCAGCCGCTCGCCGATTAACTTCGGCAATCAAGGCGTGCAGCTTGCCAGCCTTGAGGACGCTTACCGATTCGCAAACGCCATCGTCGCGTCGGGCTTTGCGCCCCGCGGGATGGAAAAGCCGGAGGCCGTTCTCGTCGCAATCCAGTTGGGCGCCGAGCTCGGGCTGACGCCGATGGCTGCGTTGCAGAACACGGCCGTCATCAACGGGCGCCCGGCCATCTACGGAGATGCGGCGCTTGCGCTCGTCCGCGCCTCCGGCCTGCTGACCAGTTACAAGGAGGAAGAGATCGGCGAGCCGGGAAGCGACGCGCACGGCTACCGCGTGACCGCTAGCCGCGGCGAGCAGACGACGGTCGAGACGTTCACGATGGCCGACGCGAAACGTGCCAAGCTGACCGGAAAGCCCGGCCCGTGGAGCGAGTACCCGAAGCGGATGCTCCGCTTTCGCGCGCGCGGCTACGTCCTGCGCGACCTGTTCGGCGATGTCCTCAAGGGTCTTCGCACCGTCGAGGAGGCGCGAGACATCCCGGCCGAGCCCGTCAACGTCACGCCGCTCGCGGACAAAGTCGCGGGCGGACTGAGCAACAACCTTTAAGCCAACCCAGAATGAGCACGAACGAAGTCAAAGCAGCAGTCATCGCGAGCGCCGCGGAGCAGTTCCGCGGACTCTTTGAAACCCACTACGACGCCATCCGCAAGGCCGCGACTGAGTCCTTCATCGAGGACGACGCGGCCGCGGAGCCGCGCGCGAAGGTCACGGCCTCGGTCGAGTTCGACGCGCTGGCGCAGGCGCCGAAGGTGACCGTGCGCCTCGGCTGGTCGGCGCGGTTCAAGGATGAGTCGGAGCAGGAGGTCGACCCGCTCCAGTCTAAGCTCGGGCTCGAAGGAGGTGCGGCGTGAACTGCGGCGACATCAAAGCAGCTATCAAGGCCGAGGAGCAGCGGCTCACGGACAAGTTCCGCGCCGATCTCGAAGGCATCTCGATCACTATCGGGGCCAAGGACGTTCGCGTCTGGGCATACGGCACACGAGGCAGCGACCGCTTTATGTACAAGCACGCTGAGGGCTCGACGCCCGAGGAGGCAGCCGAGCGCCTGCGGCTCGACCACTTCCCGTCGCCGGAGCAAAAGATCGCGCGCCTGCGCGACCAAGCCCGGGAGTTGCTCCGCTCCGCCGCGGAGCTCGAGAAGGAGGGCGCGCGATGATCATCGAGACCAACGCTGAATACCACGGCAACCCGGCGGTCAGCCACTCGAAGCTCGAGGTCTTCCGTCGCCGCCCGCGCTTGTACCAGATGCGGTACGTCACTAAGGAGCTCCCTGCGCCGGAGCCGACCGCGGCTTTCCGCATCGGCAGCGCGACGCATTGCGCGGTGCTTGAGCCGGACAAGTTCCCGACCCTGTACGCGCAGCGGCCGGAGGGCATCGACCGAAGGACAAAGGAGGGCAAGGCCGCGTGGGAATCCTTCACGCAGCAGCACGCGGGCAAGGACTTCCTCGACGCGGAGGAGTGGGCGCAGATCTCCGCGATGATGGAGGCCGTGCGGGCAAACCCGCTCGCGGCGCAGCTGCTCGCGCAGGGCACGCCCGAGCTATCGTGGCGCGTCGAGACTGGCGCTCTGCCGCTGCAATGCCGGACGGACTGGTTCGCGCACATCGGCTGCAAGCTCTCCGGCGGGCGACCCTACGTCGCCGACCTCAAGACCATCGACTCGCTCGACGCGGACGCCTTCCGCAGCTTCGAGAAGGCGTGCTTCCAGTTCGGGTATCACCGGCAGGCGGGCTTCTACTTGCCGCTGATCACCGAGATCATCGGCGCGCCCGTGACGGACTTCTTCTTCATCGCCGTGGAGAAGCAGGCGCCCTACGGCGTCGCGGTCTTCAAGCTGACCGACGAGGCCGTCGCGACCGGGCAGGACGAGTCGCTCGCCGATCTGCGGCGGCTCAAGGTCTGCCGCGAGACGAACGTCTGGCCGAACATCGAGCCGGAGGTCACCGAGCTCGGGCTGCCGAAGTGGTATGGAGGTGCGCGATGAGCACGTTTCTCGCCTTTACCCTCCTGCTCGTGGCCGTGGTCGCTTACGCGATCCTGACTGCGCAGGACAACGACGGGAGGCACGATGACTAGCGCCGAGATTGTTTGCGGCATCGCGCTCGCGCTGATCACCGGGCTACTCGGCGGCTATCTCTGGGGCGTCCGCGAGGGCGAGCGCCTCGGCCGGGACAAGGAGTGGCTCGACTCGTTCTTCCGCGCCATCGATCAGGACAAGCTCAAGCGCGACCGGCTCGGCCGCTTTAAGCACAAGACTAAATGACCAACCGACGACGAACCAAAGAGGAGCTCGCGCGACACGACGCCGAGCTCGACCGACTCATCAACGAAATGCACGACCCGAAAACCACGGCGCACCTGCTGGGCATCTCGACCAGTCACGCGCATTACCACTACAAGCTCCGCGGGATGCGGCGCGGCTACCTGACCGACGAGGAGCGACTGCGGATCATCGCGGCGCGGAAGGGGGTGGCGCTTTGAGCTACCCACGCCACCCCAAAGCTGAGGAGATCCAGCGTGCGCTGCTGGAGATGAAGCAATACAAGACGATCCGCGCCGAACTCGACGTGGGCTCGCGCGCCGTTCTGAGCCAAGCAAGGCGCCTCGAGATGATCCGCCTGCCAGTCACGCGGCAGGAGCGCGAGTGGCTCGCGGAGCGACGCGGCATTGATCGGAGGCTCGTGCCGTGAGCAAGCCCACCCTCGCCGATCTCTCCCCGCGCTACCGCGAGCAAGTGCGCGCAGAACTGGGCGCCGTCCCGCGGCCGCGCACCGTCTCGCTTGTGCGCGAAGATGTGGCGCCGGAACCTCCGGCCGTCCCCGTCTCGCGCTTCGAGCGACTGCTGCGCTCCGTCGGCCTGCCTGCGCCGGTTCGCGAGCATCGGTTCCATCCAGTGCGGCGCTGGCGCTTCGACTATGCGTGGATCGACCACAAAGTCGCACTCGAGGTCGAAGGCGGAGTCTGGACGGGCGGCAGGCACACGCGGGGCGCGGGCTTCGTGGGCGATATGGAGAAATACAACGCAGCCGTGGTCGCGGGCTGGCGCGTCGTGCGCGTCGTGCCGGGCAAGCTATGCGCGAGCGCGACGGTCGGGATGCTGGAGTCGCTGCTACAAAGTGAGAAAAAAGAGCTTGCTGGCTCCGCGTAGGGGCTGAAGTTGCGCGCGTGGGCCGTAGAAAGCCCAACCCAATGACCACACTAAAACAACTTTGCCGCGCGTCGGCTCGGAGGAGTGTCATTGCTCCAATTTCTACCCGAGTCGGCGTGCGGCGTTTTGTTTATGAGAATACGAACCATTAAGCCGGAGTTCTTTATGCACGACGGCCTGCACGACTTAGAAAACGAGCTTCGCGCGCCAGTACGCATTGCCTTCATCGGCCTTTGGTGCGCCGCAGACAAGGAGGGCCGGTTCCGATGGGAGCCGCGCCGCCTCAAGGCGCAGATCTTGCCTTACGATGACTGCGACTTTTCACGCGTGCTCGACGCGTTAGCCACGCGTGGATTTCTCGTGAAGTATCGCGTGAAAGACGCGTTGTTAGGTGCCATCCCTAGTTGGAAAAGGCACCAGATCATCAACAACAAGGAGCGCGCGAGTCAGCTACCGGAACCAACGGAGCACGAACAAGTTGACGCGACGGCTACGCGTGAGCCACGCGTGAGCCACGCGTGCCATAAGGAAGGGAAGGGAAGGGAAGGGGAAGGGAACATAATTGCGCCGGGCGAGCCCGTCGCGAAAGAGCGCCCGCGTGACCTTATCTTCGAGGCACTCTGCGAAGCCACCGGCGTGGAGGCTAAGAGCCTGACCAAGCCCGGCCGCGGCGCCCTCAACGCCGCCCTCCGAGACATCCGCGCCGCTTCGCCGGACGTGACCCCACAGGAGGTCAAGCGCCGCGCCGAGCGTTACGCGCGCAAGTTTTCCGGCGCCGCGCTTACCGCGCCCGCGCTGGCGAAGCACTGGGCCAGCCTCGGAGCCGCTCCGGTGGACGATTGGACGAAGCAGGCCGTCGCCAATCTGAACCGCGCCGATCCGCCGCCCGAGCCGCAGTTCGACAATTCCTTTGCCGAGTCGCTGCTGGTCGGCGTGCCGGGCATCAAGGAGAAATTCGGCATCACGTGAAGCCTGACCCCACTTTCGACGTTGAGGCCGAGCGGGCGCTTGTCGGCTGCGCGTTCATCGACCCGGCGGGCGTCGTCGGGATGGCGATGAGCTTCGACATCACGCCGGACTCCTTCGTTGACCCGATGGCGGGCACCGTCTGGCGCATCATTACGGCGATGCTCCTCGCGGGCGAGCCAGTCGATGAGACGACCGTCTGGATCAAGCTCAAGATCGCGAAGAACGAGCGCGAAGCCTCGCAGGCTCTGCTGGAGGTCACGCACGACAATGTCGTCGCGATGGCGCACGCTACGCCGACGACCGTGCGGGCGAAGTTCTTCGCGACGCGCGTCCGGCATTGCGAGATCCTGCGCCAGCTGATGCGCGAGGCCGGAGCGATCACGACCAACATCCGCGAGGCCGGATCTGAGCCTGCCGAGGAGCTCGTCCGCGAAGCTGGGGCGCGCATCCTCGCCATCGAGGCCCAGCAGCGCAACGAGTCGTGGGCTGAGTCGCTCGCGAAGGCCGACGAGGAGATCACGGCGCGCGTGTCCGGCAAGCACGAGGGCATCCGCGAGGGCGCGCTAGGCTGGGGCTTTGGAGAGATGGACCGCGTCTTTGGGCTGATGCAGCGCGGCGAGATGGTCGTTGTCGCGGCCCGGCCGAGCGTCGGCAAGTCGTCGCTCGCGCGGCAAGTGGCGCTCCACGTTTCGCTCTCGCAGGAGCAGCAAGTCCTGTTTGCCTCCCTCGAGGTCATCGGCGCAACCCTCGCGCTTAACTTCGCGCAGACGATCTCCGGCATCTCGCTGCGCTCGCTTAACTCAAGGACGCATCCGAAGGACGTCGAGGCGTTCCGCGAGGCGTCGCAGCGCGTGTCCAAGGCGCCGCTCGAGGTCGTCGCCGCGGGCAACGTCAGCCTCGCAACGATGCAATCTCGCGCCGAGGTGCTGCGGGCGCGGCAGACGCCACCGCGGCTCGTCGTCGTGGACTACATCGGGCTAATGCCTGACGCGACGCCTTCCCGAGGCGAGAACCGGGCGCAAAGCGTCGGCCGCGTCTCGCGGGCGCTCAAGCAGTTCGCGCTCCGCAACGACTGCGTGGTGATGGTCTTGGCGCAATTGAACCGCGACTCCGAGCGAGACGAGCGCGTGCCTCGCATCCACGACCTCCGCGAGTCAGGCGATATCGAGCAGGACGCGGATAAGATCGTGCTCCTGCACCGGCCGGGCGAAGATCCGATCACGGGCGCGGGCCAGAGCGTGACCTCGGGCGCGGAGGATCTGCCGACGTTCTACGTCTCGGCGATCCAAGCTAAGGGGCGCAACGACGGCACCGGCAGCGTCGGGCTCTACTTCCGCCGGGCTACGGCGACCTTTGCTTTGGCGATTAAAAAGCCTTGACGGCGATCCGAAGCGGGCTCGCTAGTCGCGCGCGGCAATGGCGAAGGCGAACAACAACACGAAACCCAAAAACATTACGGCTCACGCTTGGGCGAAGCATCAAAAGCTCAACGCGAAAGCCGGACGAGGACATCGAACGTGGAAAACGAAAGCGAGCGGCGCGAATTAGAGGCGCTGCGACTGGCGGCGCGGGCAAGCAGGGCCATCGAGGCGATCAACGGGCATCAGAAATCGCTGGTGCAGGAGCTAAGTGAGAGGCGGAAGCGACTGCGGAATCTTATCGCGGGCATCCAGCAGCAGGAGTCGCTGGGCCAGCTGCCGCTCAAGGGCATTGCGGCGGTCGCCTTGAGCGAGCACGACGAGGCGCTGGTGCACGATCCCCTGCGGGGGCTCTGACGTGATCACGTACACGCTCAACAAGTCGCCGGTTCACCGCATCCGGTACGACGGGGCCAGCGAGGCGGCGAAGATCCTCGCCGAGACGTTCGAGCGCCTGCTCGAGCTCGACGCGGCGAAAAGGGAAAGCGCGGCCAAGCTCGTCCGCAACCTCGCGACGCTTGCGGACCTGTCTCCGAGCGCGTTTCGGCTGGTGCTGCGGTTCGGCTCAGGCGATACCGGCAGCATCCTCGCCAGCTACGAGGAGCAAGCGCAGACGCGCGGATGCACCCGGCAGGCGGTGCATTGGCAGTGGCAGCAGGACATCCGAGCCATCAGGCTGACGTTCCCAGAGGTGGCGGAAGTCATCGCGGCATCGAGGGCATCGGTAGGCCACCACGAGGACGCGATGTCGTCAGCTGACGGGCTTCGTCAGGCGATGGACCGGCGGGAGGGCGAATAAATGCGTTTAAAGGCACGAAGGGGTGCAGGGGCTACACGGACCCTCGCGGGCCAACGGAACGCGGCAAACGCCAAGGAAACGGCGCAGGAACGCGCTTTATGGGTTGGGCGGCAGCTGATCGA